TGAACGCTTTACTATAAATCCTTCATTAGCTATTGAACTACTTAACCATTGTTTCATAATATCAGTAACATCCATTCTCATATCTATTGTTTCGTGATTGAATGACTGAGATGCTTCATATTGGTTAAACCAAGTTCCACCTGTATTGTTTGAACCACTTACCCATTGAGTTCCTGTGGTTTCTCCGTCACGATATCTCCAAGAACAACCTTCGGTAGTTGCGGGACTATCAAAAAATCTTCCATCACCTTGAACCCAAGATTGACTTACTGGATAAGCAAATAATGATTGACTTGTTGTTAATTCTGTTGACCTTGCGTCATATAAATTTAAATAGTATCTTGCGTTTTCAGGAATAGTTCCTGCTACAATTGATTCAGATATATTAGTTATATCAAACTTAATTAAAGTTCGTGATACATTTACTACTGAACCATCAGTATTCATATCTTTACGAACTTCTAATATTTCATCTAATCCAGTATTTCTACTTTGTGTAGCACTACCTTCATAAAGTGTTGCGTCTTTTTCTGCAAATGTAAAGAAATGCATTATTCATATCCTCCTGTATTAGTTCCCTCTACTGAACCAAATATATCTTTTAATGGATATTTTAGTTCAAAGATACTTGGGTCGAGTGAAGGATAAACTATGTTATTTTTTGTAGCTCCCTCTATATCATAAGCATTACCACTATATCCTTCTGATGTTTTGTATTTGTTTACTATACTCACATTAGTTACTGATGCTACTCCTTCAACTGTTGAAATTTCATATGCTAAATCACTCAACATAATTGGTTGATTTATTTGCCATCTATCAATGTCAAAGTATTCTACAATTTTATTTGAAGCATTTAATAAAACTTCGGTGTGAATATAATTTGGTTGTGTTAATATATTATAGTTTATACCAAAATTAATAACATATCCGTTTTTAATATTTACTGCGTCTGTTATTGTTCTAAATCTTGATAGGTAAATTTTTAAATTTTCTTTTACTGCATCATTTACAATCGAAAGGTGTTTATTAGAATTATATCCAAGAACATATAAATTTAATGCTAATGGATTTGGTATCCTATTTGATAATTCTGAAATTGGTTTTCCAATATCTGCTTCGGTAATTGTATATGAACTTTGTGGTGTTCCACTTAGTTGGTCATCTTGAACAATATAAGCTTTTGAAATATTACCATACTTGTCTGGTAATGCATATGTTCTAACTATATAATCTTCTTTAGTAACAGCTCTACCTTGTGCTTGAAAATATGCTTTAATATTTTCTCTTAATTCTTCTGGTGTTTCTGAACCGAGTCCACCAGTTGAAGCTTCTGGGTTTGTAATGGCTACTGAACTTTTAACTAAATCTAATGTAGATGTTGTTAAAGAAGCTGAATCAATTTCATAAGATATTGCAGTAATATTTGTAATATCACCTGATGGAACATTGTCTTGTATACCACCACCATATGAATACTTTATAGTCAATGTTGTATTACCTGGTGCTTGTCCATATGTTTTTGTTTTTAAAAAATTAACTGGGTCAAATGTTTCTAATATTTTTGAAGGACTATCTGGTAAGTTAGAACCAACTGAATCTGGATTTGGGATTATTTCTTCATCTGGATTATCACTAACACCTGCTCCAAATCTTAATTCTGTTTTTCCGTCTGGTCTTCTATATGTTGTAAATCTTCTTGATACTCTTTTTAGTTTTAATAAGAAAGGAACATTACCTGAATTTGTTGAAAGTCTTGGGTCATTGTCTGAAGTATTTTCAGCTTCGTCAAATACAGTATCTTGTGCTAGTGATTCTACTTCACTCCAAGTATTATTATCTGAATCTGTTACACTTATTATTTCAACTATATTATCGTTTGATAATTTAATTTTTGAATACTTTTCAGCCGAACCGAAAGTAAAATCTTCTTCTGTAACAGCTCCACTTTCTGCTTTAACAACTTTCTTTAAAGCGTAAAATGTAGGTGTATCATCAGAAGTTCTTTCGTATATAACTTGTGTTCTTGGTGAACTTGTTGTATTATATTTAAAATTACAATCTTGTATTGTTCTAAATGTTGTCCCATTAGAAGACTCTATTCTTGCTCCGACTGGTATGTTTAATGCATAATCTAAATCTGGTTCTATATTTGAAGCTGTTCCTTTTGCTGGAACTAATTGGAACACTTCTAATTCTACTGATGAAGGTGCTGTTAATCTTGGTTTGTATCCAAATGTTTGTGCCATTGAATAAAGAGTTCTTAATTCTTCGGAATATCCTAATAAAGATTCTTTAAATTGTGAATCAACATAATATGACATTACATCACCGACATATGCTGCCATTTCAATAAACATCATACCAGGTGATGACTCATTAAAATCCTTATGTGTGTTTGGATAATATTGTTTTGCGAATTCCATCAGATTGTTTCTAATCTGTGAGAAATCTTTGTTTAAATATCTTACTTCTTTGTTTACATTTGGCATTTATTTACTCCTAATATATAGAACTTGTTCCAGTTGTTGACTCTGATGTAGCATCAAAATTTAAAGTTATAGATTCAAATCTATTTGGTTCATAATTTAACGAAAAATCTAAATCAATTTTTGTTTGATTTGAATTTGTTTCATCTTGTATAATATCAACTTTAGCAATATTAATATATGGTAACCAAGTGGACATTGCTTCTCCTATTTCTTCTCTAATTCTTTCTGTTAAATCTTCTGTATATTGTTCAAATAATAATTCTCTTAAACGAGAACCAAAATCAGGTTGCATTACTCTTTCACCTTTTGCAGTCAATAGTAAATTTTTTATATTATATCCTGCTTGTTCTAATGTATTTTCTGTTGTTCCGAACAATCCAGCTCTATCTCTTGTGAAAGGCAGTTTTAAACCTATACGAACATCTGGGTTTAAATCGTTTTCTCTTGCACTTGCCATTAGTTACCTTTTTTCTTTTTATCAATAGCTTTTATTAAATCGGTGTAGTCTCTTGTTAGAGCGTTCTTTAAGTGCTCTGGAGCTGCTTCTGGATTCATACCCGCACTTTGTAAAGTGCTTGCGGCCGCTACTTCTCGTTTAACTTCGTCATTTCCCATACCACTCCCATATCCCAATAATTCGGTCATACGATTTGAATCGAATGTTCCTCCGCCCATTGTTGGATAATCTTCTTGTTGGTTTGCAGTTTCATTTAGAATTTTGTTAAGTGTTGGATTATCTGTATAATTCTTTTTCTCAACTTTTCTTTTCTTAACTACTGGTTTTACTTTGGGAATATTTGTTTCGTTAATAAGTATATCAGTTATCTGTTTTTTAACCTCTTGTTTGACAACTTCTTTTATTAATGATACTAATTTATTCGATTTCATTTTTACTCCTATTATTTTTAATTTTGTAAACTTATATTAAATCTTAAAATATTTTCTGGATTTGACAAATCTCTTATTACTACTGCCATTTCTCCTATGATTCTTGCAACTTTAACTGGGTCTTTTGTTTTGTCTGGAATTTCACCCATTTCTTTATTTAACTTCTGAAATTTTTTTGTTAATCTATCATATTCTGTAAATTTTACTGTTGGTTCATAATTTGCTTGTCTAAAAGTTTTTATAAGTTTTTTTATTCTTCCTGGTGCTTCTATTGCTTTTTCAACCAACTCAACTATTTGTTCAAAATCTTCTTGTAATGGTGCAATAATACTCAAAAAAGCGTCAATACATTTATTAAGTTCCCTATCAAGTTCTGCTAAAAATTTCTTTTCTAAATTGGTTATAAAGTCTGCAGTTTCTCCCATAAAAATTTGTCCATCTTTATTGTGTGCTATATCAACGACTTTACCAATAAGTTTTGTTTCATCACCAGATTGTATTTTAATACTTGTTTTAGCATTTAGAACAATATGGTCTGCATCTAATATAATTTTTTTACCACCAATAATATCATCTGAATATTTTGGGTTTGGGTTTTTTATTCTTACAGTACCACCATCTTGTATATAAATAGAAGCTCCGTCTTTTGTTATATCATAATCATTTTTTGGATTATGTCCTGCAACCATTTTTATAGATGAAACTACTTGTTGGTGACTTCCTAAATTTATTGATTGACCTTGTCTACCTTGTAAAACTAAATCACCTGGATTAGCTTTTACATTAAGTTGTCTATGTCTTTTTTCACCACCTTCATAAATTTGATTTATATCTT